CAGAATGGATTTACATTTAGTGTGATAACGTCAGCTGCATCACCAGCATCAACTGCAGTGCTAACGTCTACAGTTTTAGTGTAAAGAGGAGCATCAGTGCCCCAGTTTTTATAAGCCCCATCAGCCCAAATACCTACTGCAGGATTTGGGGCAGTGAACAAAGCTGCATCATTAAATGCAGTTTTATTAACTGGTGTATCGAGGTTTGAAATAAAAACCTGTGAAAGATTAGTTCCCATTTTAATTTTATTTTAGGGATTAAACATCATTTTATTCACTCTCTAGGACCTCCCTAGATTGTGTGTTATACTGAGGGTCAGATATCGCCTCTAGTATGCTTTTTACTCCCATCTCCACAATCTCTTGGTGAGTGTGGTCTGGGAGTTCACATCCTAAGCTTAATTCTTTATTCATACGCTTAGGACGTCTAATATATTTAAGTTCAACAAACTTACTAAAAAAAGTATTATCTGCATAAATATCCACGAAGTTTTCTTGTATAGTATAAAGTGGTTTTGTATTCTTCGTGGTATTAAATGGATCAGACAACAATGTCATTAGATCGTCATGTTGAGAATAAGAGCAAGATTCTCTTTTAGAGGAGCCTGCTAAAGCACCTTCTTCTCTTCTTTTTATCGCTACTTCTGTACTCGTACCCTCTGTTTTAGTTATAAGCTCATTGCTCCACTTAATAGCAAGTCCATTTGCTACTGCCTCAGTAGAACATATAACTAAGTTATTTCCAGTAATTGTAGGGCTAGTATGTACAGACTCAAGATTAGTAGTTTCAAACTCAGATTGCTCTGGGACATAATTAGCATTGTATATACTAGAGTCTAACAGCTGATTGTTTACATACAGTCCCTCTGTTATTATTGCAGTATCAATTTCCCCATTACCATCTAATAGATACATTCCTATGAACTGATCAATGTTTTCAGATGGAGGAGTTACATCTAGTGTAAAATAATACTTAGTTTTCTCAGGTATATTAGGGGTATATGCAGGACATGTATAAAACATTTCAGACATTACACTAATAAGAAACATATAGTCGTTTGGAAAGCGAGCTCTATCAAACGTAAATCCAGATATAGAGTTTCCCCCAAATTCTGTTCTTACTCGATAGTCTACTACTAGATTACGTAAGTCGTCAATTCTTTTTTGAGACTGTTCAAATCCACGACGATACTTATTCCCCATAGGAATATATCTCTGCTTAATAAATCTATCCATAGCGTTATTAAGCTCATGATCAATCTCTTGAGGTAAGAGATTGTCAACCTGGAAAGATGCAATCTTTTGCACCCCCAGGTTGACAGCAATATGCATCTCTTCTATAGTCATTAACTTCTAACGTCTTTGAGCTGTGCACGCATAGCATTCACTTGCCCTGAGTTTTTCTTATTATTAAAATAGACAATAGCATCAGTGATATTGTCCCCAATAGTCTCATCTCCATAGATCAATTGATTACCAATCTTTCTAAGTACAGATGTTTCAATCATCTCTTCAAGCTCAGCCCTAACATCTAGGTTCTTATCTGTGCTCATCTTCAAGAACTTTTCAGGAGAAGAGTTCTTAAGTCCGTAGAGTTGATTTTCTACTTCAGTATCTGCCATAGTCTCTGGTCGAGCTCCTTTAGACAGTACTCTAAGTAGTCGTCTCATTTTATCAAAGTCCGAGGAGATTTTAATAAACTCTTTATCAGCTGCTTTTTGTACTTGTACTTTAGCATTTCTTTTGAGTAAATCTCTCTGCGGATCATAGATATAGAATTTCTTCAATCCGTTTGTTTTCATTTCAGCTTCTGAACTAGCTACCTGTCTATGCTTTAGACACCACTTATATGTGATATAGTCCATAGCATTTTCAGGATGCCCATCTTCATCAGTTGTAATGTTTAGTTCCACTCCTTCGAATGGGACTTTTAATGACATACTTGCCCAAAATTCTTTCTCAAGCTTAGGCCAGTCTTGGTGAGTTGGGGGTACATCTAAAATACCTTGAAGAAGTTTGTGCGCTTCCTCTCCTTCCACACCTTTCAAAGGTTGTCGTCCTACATAGATAGAACCGACTTTAACTTTTGCGCCTGCTCTAATCTCCTTAGGGAGATGGTTCAGGACTTCTTTTCTGCGAATGATTATTTTTTTCATGTTCTTTTTTTTAAGGATAAGAATAACTATTTATGGTAAATAGGGGAGCCCAACCCGTTGGCAGGCCCCCCTTGCAAACCAAACACAAATTACGATGCTACACACTGGAGATCGAGCGAAGTATCAAAGCGGCGAAGCAAGATACCTGCTGTTTTCAACATGTGTACAGACGCACCGTCTATATCACTTGCGCGAGTGTCAGAGCCAGTAAATCCTTTTGGAACAACTGAACCTGAAACAGCCCAACGCAACATTTCACGACCCTTCTTATTGATCATCTGGAGGTTGTTTTCTCCGTCATAAGATGATTGGTCAACGAAGGTCATTCTATAAGATTCCAATGGCAATCCAGTATCTGGGTGCTTGCTAGAAGCTTGAGCAACTGGGCCATGGTCAAACAATGGAACTTTTACTACGTTCACTCTGTGACCATCAATGTGGTCGTAAGAAGTGAAGTAACCGGTGATACCCAAGCTACGACCTGATCCAGTGATGAACTTAGATTCAGTAGACTGCAGGTAGTTGTTGTTACCGTAGTAGTTACGCAGAGCCTTATCGAACTCACGTGCACCACCAATACCAGTGTACAAAGTAACCTGCTTATCAGTAGCGTCAGTCATGCCGTAGAACAAGTCACCAATAACGTCCTCAATCTTCTTTTGAGTCAAAGTAGAGTAAGTGTCTTTGTTGATGATCTGCTCGAACAAACCAGGACCAGAAATAACTGGCTGACCGTTCTCGTCCAACATTCTGTTTGCACCGTCAGCGTCGTAAGTCTTCTGACCGTACCAGTAGTACATCTCACACTCTTCCTTAAACTTGAGCATGTGACGGTACTCTTCGTAGTCCATCCACAACTTAGTGGTAGAACCCTCTTTAGTTGGGAGATTAAATTCAGCAACGTAGTCCTTAGCATTACCAGAGAAGTGGTAAGACTTACGTACGGTACCAATCTTAGATCGAACCAACCCGGGTGCACTCCAGTTAGAAGCATTACCACGAGAGAAGTCAATTCCTACGTTAGCAAAGAGCATACCCCACAATGCGCCGTCTGCGAGGTCAGCAGTAGCAATAGCAGATACATCAGGAGATACAATCTTCAAGATATACTCATAACCACCAGCTGCAGGCTTAGGCTGTTCCATGATTCGAGCCAATGCACCTGATTGAGAAACCAAGGTGTAAGGGAAGATGAACCACTTGTCAGGGAAAGTTACTTTGAACATAGAACCACCTGCTCCTGTACCAGTAGATGCAACAACAGGTCGAACGTTTACTTCGTGAGTCTTCACGCGGTACTCATACTCGAAGCGGTCGATAGACTTAGTATTTCCAACACCCTCAGTCAAGAATGAGAGTGGGAACTTCTTTTCCTCACGACCTGCGAGGTGAGTAATAATTGGAGACAACTCTTCTGGTTTCTCCATCAAAGCATTGACCAACGAGTTGGTGTCGGTCATCTGCGAATCATTGTAGTACGTTTTCAGTACTTGAGTTAAAGCCATAGTTTTCTAATTTTTAGTTGTTTATTGTAATATGCTACCTAGATCCAATTGGTCAAAGTCGACTGTCTTGGAGCTACGTTGTTGTTTTCGGGCAGACTTAACTCGCTCTTCATTTGATATGATTCTTTGTCTCAAATTCTTAGCAGCTTGCGTCTTAGCCTTCTTTTCAATTACACCATTTAGGTCAAACCCACTATACAGCATATAATCTATAGCGAGTTTAATATCTGTCCCTGCTTGTTGATAATCGAGATCACGTTGTGTTTCTCCATTCTGTCCAATAGGTTGAGATATGTAATCAAAAAAGTTTGATTTTTCTCTATCTGGGATACGGACCCCTGCAAATTCGTTACCTGATTCTATTGTTTCAGCAACCTCATTCCAGAATTGGTTCTGTTCTTCTTGTCGTTGCTGGTACATTGCCTGCTGTTGTTCCATGAGCTGTTGCTGCTCTTCTTGTTGGAACTTAACAAGATGCTGCTTTGCTTTCTGCGCATTGTTAAAGAGTCTCCCGGAGTCTTCATACGTATCAATAGTGTCTTGTATGAATTCGGAGTCGTGCCCTTTAGTTTGCAGAAATTGTGCTAGAATAGCACGTTGCATGCTAGTATCATCTTCTCGCATCTCAATAGAACCGTAGTCTATTTGTTGGCCCTGTCTTTGAAAGAACTCACGGGAATCACCTCCCGCTAGTACATAGTCTAGATGTTGTTGAATCTCGGGGAACTGCTCAAACAGACCGGCGAGTTGTTCCTCTGCAGCGCTTTGACTAATGTCTCTTACAAAGTTTGTAAGTCCTTCTACTGAGTCTTCGTAATCGTTCTCCAACTCAAAGCCCAGGGTCTTAGCTACTTCAAAAGCAACACTACTCGGTTCTTCAACTTCTTCAACGTCGTCTTCTTCAACTTCTTCTTCAACCTCATATTCGGTTTCAGATTCTTCGATTTCAACTTCATTGTCAATTTCTTCTACATCCTCAACTTCTTGAGTTTGTGTATCTTCTACGTCTTCAACGTCCTGGACGTCTTGGACTGTATCAACCCCTTCACCCAGGACATCGTCCAGTGTCAGAGAGTCAATATTTAATTTGTCATCTGGTTGCATGTTTACAAATTTATTTAGTTAATTCTATAGTTTTATGTAAAATTATTTTTTACAATACTGCTTAT